AATGGTTTCTTCGATCAAATCGGTGCTACAGCAGCTGTTGCTAGAACAACAAGACACGGCGCAACTCCACAAGTAGATACACCCCACTCTAGAAGACGGGTATCTCTTGCAGATTACGAGTGGGCTGATCTTATTGATGATCTAGACAAAGTAAGAATGTTAATTGACCCAACTTCATCTTATGCAAAAGCTGCGGCTGCTGCTATGGGTAGAAGTATGGATGATGTTATCATTACTGCTTTTGACGCAGATGCAGCTACAGGTGTTGCAGGTGGAAGCACTACAGCTCTACCAGCAGGACAAAAAATTGGTGCAACTGCAGACCAAACTGATGGATTAACAGTAGCGAAACTTTTAGAAGCTAAATACATCTTAGATAATAATGATGTAGACCCTTCATTAAAAAAGTATATCGTTTGTGGTCCAAAACAAATCCAAGACTTGTTAAACACTACAGAAGTAAAAAGCTCTGACTTCAATACAGTTAAAGCTCTTGCTCAAGGTGATATTAACTCGTTTATGGGTTTCCAGTTCATCATGTCTACAAGACTATCTTTCGATGCAACTAATACAGACGATAGAAAAATCTTCGCGTTTACAGAAGATGCTGTAAAACTTGCAATCGGTTCTGACGTAAAAGCTAGAATTGATGAAAGAAATGATAAATCTTATGCTACGCAGGTTTACTATTCTATGGCGATTGGTGCTACTAGAATGGAAGAAGACAAAGTAGTTGAGATTAGATGTAACGAATAATCATTAGCTTGGTGAGGGGAGCAATCCCCTCATCACATTATGAAGACAATAAAAGATTTAAAACCTGTATTACATTTTAAAAAAGAGAATTATGTGTATAGGTATGTTTTAGTAGATAGATTTAAAAATACTGCTAAAATACATTATGGTTTTGATGCAAAACTTGAGAAAACTGAAAAAGAGATTTTTGCATTAGAAAATGATAGAAAGATTAGAAGAAAATATATAATTAAGGAGAATAAAAAAGATGGCTAGTGTAATAGAAATTTGTAACTCAGCACTAAATCAATTAGGTGCATCAACTATTTTATCTCTAACAGAAAATTCTAAAAATGGCAGACTATGTAATGCAAGATATGATACCGTTAAAGATAGTGTATTAAGAGCGCATCCTTGGAACGCAGCAATCAAAAGACAAACTTTAGCTGCAGATACAGTCAATCCAGATTGGGGTTTTACTAAACAATATACTTTACCTTCTGATTGTTTAAGAGTTTTAACAATACAAAATTATGACTCCAATTATAAAATTGAAGGACGTAAAATTTTAACTAACGATACAAGTGTAAAATTAGTTTATGTTGCAAGAATTACTGACCCTAATGAGATGGATGTTTTATTAAGAGAAAGTATTTCTGCAGCGCTTGCTTCTGATATTGCTTATGCGGTTACTGCTAATGCAACCTTACAACAAAGAATGGCAGAGAAATATCAATTAAAATTATCTGAAGCTAGACATGCGGATGCTGGTGAAGGTTACAATACCGATGCTACCCTAGGTCCAACAGATAATATTTCTTCAGAAGATTTTATAAATAGTAGGTTATAAAATGCCAAAGACACTTGTATCAGTACCAAGTTTTACTGCTGGACAATTATCACCTAGAATGGAAGGTCGTACAGACTTTCAAAAATATTTTTCATCTGGTAAAACAATAAACAATTTTGTGGTTCAACCTCATGGTCCCATTACTAGAAGACCTGGAACTCATTTTGTATCTGAAGTAAAAGATAGTTCTAAAGCTACCAGACTTATTCCATTTTCTTTTTCAACTACTCAAACTTATATTTTAGAATTTGGTAATCAGTATATTCGTTTTTATAAAGATGATGGTCAAATTTCTTCTGGTGGTTCACCTTATGAAATTAGTTCACCATACTTAGAAGCAGAATTGTTTGATATAAAATTTGCGCAATCTGCTGACGTAATGTACCTATGCCACCCAAATCATGCCGTTAGAAAATTATCTCGTACAGGTCATACGTCCTGGACACTAACTACAGTTGATTTTTTAAATGGTCCCTTTCAAGATCATAATACCACTTCTACAACTATGACAACTTCTCATACTGCAGAAGGTGCTTCAACAACACTTACTTTATCATCAACAACAGGTGTTAATTCTGACCAAGGTTTTTTATCTACTGATGTTGGAAGATTAGTTCACATTAAAGATGGTCATGTTAAAATTACAGGATATACGTCTTCAACCTCTGTATCGGGTACCGTACAATCGGTAATATCTTCTGGTTCTGCAACTGATGATTTTGCAATGGGTTGTTTTTCAGACACAACTGGTCATCCAAGATGTGTAACTTTTTTTGAACAACGATTAGTATTTGCAGGAACTACAGATCAACCACAAACATTATTCTTTTCAGTATCTGGTGATTATGAAAATATGGATGATAATTACCATGGAGCTACTACAGATAGTTCTGCAATGATTTATACAATTGCATCTAACCAAGTAAACGCAATTCAATCTATTAAAGCTACAAGAACTTTAATTGTAATGACAACAGGTGGAGAATTTACTGTAACGTCTGGAGGAACTACGGCTCCTATAACTCCTACTAACCTAAATATTAGAAAACAATCTAACTATGGTTCTGCAGGAATAGACGGAATATCAATTGGTAACTCAACTTTGTTTGTTCAAAGAGCTAAAAGAAAAATTAGAGAATTAGCTTATAACTTTGATACAGACGGTTACATAGCGCCAGACCTTACTATCCTTTCAGAAAACATAACTTTATCAGGCATTGTTCAAATGGATTATCAACAAGAACCTTTTAGTATTGTTTGGTGTGTAAGAGTAGATGGAAGTTTAGTAGGCATGACTTACAATAGATTACAAGATGTAGTAGCCTGGCATGAACATGACTTTGGTGGAACTGATGCTAAATGTAAATCAATTGCTGTTATTGATGTTGATACTGATGAAGACCAAGTATGGGTTATAGTTGAAAGAACAATTAATGGTGCTACTAAAAAATATGTTGAATATTTAACACCATATAATTTTAGTTCAGACTTAGAAGAAATACATTTTGTAGATAGTGGATTAACTTATTCTGGTTCTTCAACCAGTACATTAAGTGGATTAGATCACTTAGAAGGTGAAACAGTAAAAATTATCATTAATGGTGCAACACACCCAGATAAGGTAGTCAGTTCTGGTTCTATATCACTAGATATAGCAACTACCGATGCAGTTGTTGGTCTAGGTTATGACTCATTATTAAAAACTATGAGAATAGATGAGGGTGGAGGAATTACTGACCAAACTAAAACAAAAAGAATTTATGATGTAACAGTAAGATTTTTTGAAACAGTAGGTGCTAAGGTAGGACCCAATGAAAATACTTTGGATATTATTCCATTTAGAGATAGTTCAGCTGCCATGACCGCACCTGTTCCTTTGTTTACAGGAGATAAGTCTACCGAGTTTCCGAGCGATTATGGTACAGATGGTTTTGTAGTAGTAAAACAAGATCAACCTTTACCTATGACTGTCTTAGCAATTTACGCAAGATTGGAGCTATACGATACTTAATGGATATAATTCCTTTTAAGTCAGAACACGCAAAATTTATATTAAGCCAACAGCTTAATGCACAAGAACTTTATTTAAAACCAGAGCATAGAAAATATGCTCAGTATTTAGAAAGAGTTGGGATGTCGTTTACAGCGCTTGCAAATCACAAGCCAATAGCGGCAGGCGGCATTTACTTGCTGTGGGATGGTGTAGCCGAAGGGTGGGTTATGGCTACTAAAGATGTTTGGAAATATAGAGTATCTATGGCTAGAAATTTTAAAGAAAAATTTGATATACTTGTTAAAACTTCTAAAGTAAAAAGAATACAAACTAACGTAAAAGCAGATTTTAAACTAGGTCATAAATTTGCTGAATGGTTAGGATTTGAAAAAGAAGGATTAATGAAGTATTACGGTCCAGATGGTTCAAATTATATAAGATATGCGAGGATAATAGTATGAGTTTTTTTGGTGATTTAATTGCAGGTGATGCAGCAGCAAAAGCTTCTAATTACAATGCAGCTTTACTTGATCGAGATGCAAAATTAAAAGAACAACAAGCAGAACAAGGTTATAAAGTATTTGAACAATACGATTTACCACGTTTTGATTATTTTGCTGAAAAACAAAGAGGTGCATTAGAAACTTCTTTTGCAGGAGCAGGAGTAGAATTTTCTGGTTCAGCATATTCTTTAGCATTAGAAAATCAAATTATGGTTGATACTGATAGAGACATGATGCAATACAATGCTGAGATTGCTAGAGACCAAGGAATCAATGATGCAATTATGCAAAGAGCAGAAGCGAATGTTGAACGATATAGAGGTAGAGTTGCTAAAACCGCAAGTTACTTTAGAGCTGCATCTAGTCTTTTAACGGACGCATCAACAGTAGGAGTAATCTAATATGGCAATTAAGATTTATGAAACACAAGTTAAACCTACTTCTGAAATAGCTGCTAGACCTACAACGTCTGGAATGAGAGTTAGCCAGGCGACAGCTGCACAAATAGGAACTGCATTTAAAGGAGCTGCACAAACTGCTACAAAACTTTATGCAGAAATAGAAACTAGAAAATCAGAAAATGAAGTATTAGAAAAATCAAGACAAATATTAGAAGGTAATGATAATTTTGAAGGTTTATCTATGGCAGTTGAAAAAGCTGGCATGATAGATGACCCAGATGAAGCAGTTAAATATTATAATAATGCTTTAACAAAAGCTAAAATTAATGTTGGTGGTAATTTTAAACATAGATTTTCTAAAAAATTATTTGACTCATATTTAAAAAAACAAGAAATTAAAGATGGAATAGTTGTTAGAAAAAACTCTAACAAAGCTTTTATTGTAAAATCTCAAACACTAGAATTAGAAAATATTGAAAAGTTAAAAAAAGATGTTGTCTATGGTGAGACCCAAGAGCTAAAAGATTTAGCATTAAATGATTTAAATAATATTTTAAATTCAGAGAAGTTTCAAAATTTATTTGGTCCAGACTCAGAAAAAGTAAAAAAGGGTTCTTATGATGATATAGATTTTTATAAAGCAAAAAGAGAAATAGATGTAAACCCAGAAGAAGGTTTAGCTAACGCAATTAAAAATATAAATAATTTAGATACAATAGAAAAACTAAAAGCTTATGCAGGAAAAAATAGACAAACCATAAATGAAACTGCTAAAGAAACTTTAAAGGTTATGGAAGATCAATTGAAAGATTACAGTCTTCCAGATGTAAGTGTTTTAGAAAACATAATTGATGAAGCTGCTTCAACACAAGATAATTCTATTTTAGATAGAGCAAACAAAATTTTATTAAAAGGACAAGTTTTATCTGAATTAAAAACAATGAATTATCAAGAATTATCTAAAGCAAATTCTGCAGCACTTACTGTTAAAGAAGGTGCAGACCCAGATATAGTATTAAAATCTGAAGTTATTAGAGATTTCTATAATGAAATATCAAGCAGTTTAATTAAAGACCCAATTACTACTGCAAAAAATATTGGTGTATTTAACAATGTTACCGCTTTACCTATTACTGATTTATTAAATAATCCCGCACAATCAGATACAGTTGCTAATGCAATGAGTGAAAGAATTATCCAGGCTAAATCTATTTCAGCATTTTATGGAGTTGAAACTAAATATTTTAGTGAAAATGAAAAATCACAATTGACTGATTTTTTTGAAAACAATAGAAATAAAGATCAGTTAGTTAGAGTGTTATCAACAATTAATAAAACATTTGGTCAAGATGCTGGACGTGTCTTTTCAGAAATTGCACCTAAAAATAAATTCTTTGCTTATATAGGTGGGTTATTTAATCAAACTGGTCAGTATGGAGAAGGATTTAAAAAAGCTATTAGTGGTTACGATATTGTTAAAAACAAAAACATTTCACCAGGTATTAAAAAATCTGAAAGCACTTATAAATCTACTGTTGCAAAATATAGAGAAGCTTATCCAAATAATCCAGAAACTTATAATGCCATTATTGAAGCTGCTGAATATATTTATGCTTATGAAATGTATACTAAAGGAGAGACAGATGTAACTTTCAAAAAAAATATTTTTGAAAATGCAATTAATTTAGCTGCTGGTAAAATTGATAATTATGGTGGATTAGATAAATATAATGGTACATTTATTTCTATACCTTCATTTGTAAAACAAGGACAATTTTCAAACATTGTAGAAAGATTAAGACAAGACCCAGAGTTATTTAAACAAGCTATTGGTAATCAAGAAGGTGTTGGAGCATCTATAAGAGATGGTTCTATCAGATCAATTGATATATTTAAAAATAATGAAAACCCAGAATTTGTTGCAGTAGGTAATGGTCGGTATATGATTTCATTAACTAACCATCCGTTCAAAGGTCAACCAAGATATGTAATGACTAAAAATTTTGATTTATTTAAAGGAACTCAACAACCGCTAATCCTAGATTTAAATTTAATAAAATCTAAAATACAGGAGTAATCTATGTCTTTTTTTATAGATGAAGACAAAGCAACTAGAGTTAGTCCAGATGAATATGCAACTGGTAACAAAACTAACTACAATGAAAACCTTGCTGCTGCCTGGAACTATGTAAAGAAAACACAGCTATCTACTTCTGAACAATGGAACCTTATGAATAAATATGGTGAAGTTGTAGATATGGCGCACACCCTAGGTCATACTGATTTAACTAATCCTATGATTGGTGAAGGACAATCATTTGATGAAACTAATTTAGATATTTATACTTCTGAAGATGTAGACCCTCTAGAAAATAGAATAGAGTTGTTTCACGAAAGATTAAATAAAAAATTAGAAGAAGATGTTAATTTAAAAAAACTTTTAAAAGATAAGGGTTTGGATAGCCAAGAAGCTTTACAAAAACAAATAGGGTTTGAAGCACAACAATCATTTGAAAATTTACAAGACATAAGAAGTCGAGCAAGTGGTTATGGTAAGTTTGGTTCATTTGTAGGTCAAGCAGGTGTAGTTGCTGACCCATTTATAGTTGGAACTTTACCTATTGGTTTTGCTTATCAAGTACCTAAAACATTTTTAGCAGCTGCTGGACGTATTGCTATGATTGAAAGTGTATTAGCAGCTACCGCAGAGACTGCTATTCAATATGGTTATGTTGGTGAATATAGAAAACAACTTGGTTTTGAAGACCCAGATTTACAAGTATTTGGTTTAACTCTTTCACCCGAACAACAAAAAATAGCTGCAGCAACATTAGGAGCTGCAATTGGTGGTCCTGCCTTACTGGGTTTATTTAAGGGATTAGGTAAAGGATTTGATTTAACAGGAGATGGTTTAAAAATTATTAGAGATAAATTAGATGAAATACCTACTCATAGATTAAAAAGAATGTATGCAGAAGTAGTTAAGAAAAATCCTAAATTAAAATCAGAGCCTGCAGAAGTTGCTACTAAAACTTCATTAACAGATGATGATAACCCTTTTATTGATAATCCAGCTAGCAATAAAGAATTTGATGAACGTATAGATGAAATGGCAGATGTAGTATTTGCTGATAAGAAACCAAATAAAATACTTGAACAACCAACTGCTGAAGTTGATTTAAAACTTTTAGATGATTATAAAAGTACCGTAAGAACTTTAGACCCAGACGAAATTGAGTTTAGACCTGGTGAATTTCAATACAAAATGGATGGAGACGTATTTGGGGTAAGTGAAAAGTTAAAAGCTGTAGAAGCTTGGGACCAACCCTCAGCAGGTACATTGTTAATTTATGAATTTGCAGATGGTACAAAAGCTGTTGTAGATGGACACCAAAGATTAGGACTTGCAAAAAGATTAAAAGCTAGAGGTCAAGATGTTAAAATTATAGCTCATGTATTTAAAGAAGTAGATAATATCCCTAAAGAAATGATGCTGGTTAAAGGTATGTTAGTTAATCTAAGAAATAATACTGGTTCAGCTTTAGATGCAGCAAGAGTATTAAGAACAACTGGTAAATTAGATTGGGATAAAATTAAAAAAACTTTACCTTTAAAACAAAAATTAATTAGAAATGCTGATGGTTTATCTAAATTATCAGATGATGCTTGGGGTTTATTTTTAAATAAAAGAATAGATGAAGATTTAGCAGCTCGTATTGGTTTAAAAATAGAAAACAAATCAATTCATAATAAATTATTAGCAGCATTATCAACTCGTAAATTTACATCCTTACAAGAAATAGATACTGTATTAGATCAAATTAAAAGAACACCTACTGTAAAATCAGAACAAGAAACTTTATTTGGTAAAGAATTTTTTGAAGAAACATTAATATTTGAAAAAACAGCTTTGATTAAGTATGTAGCTCAAAATTCAAAAAAACTAAAAGATGTATTTAAAACTGTACTTGCGAATGAAAAAGATTTATCTTCCGCTGGTAATGTTTTAAATAAACAAGAAAACTTACAAAGAGGAATAGACAATGAAAAAATCTACGAAAGACTTAGTAACATCGCTACCCAAACAGGAAGACTCTCAGACGACTTCAATGCCGCAGCAGGAATCTTCAAACAGGGTAACAAGTCAGAAGCTAGGAGACTCGCTGAAGAAGCTGTCAGACGAGCAGTTAGAGAAGGCGATTTTGATAGGTTCTCAGCTGGGGGACTTCAACGAACTAATGAAGTTGAAACTCCGTCATCATCAATATCTAAAGAACCGCCAGCAGAAAAAGTCGACATAATAGAAGACTTAAAACACAAAGAAGTATCTAAAAATCCAGAAGTTGTTGAAAAACAAATAGAAGATTTAAATACTAATTTGTTTGGTGAAGACCTACCTACTACTGGTCCTCGAACCGTTTTAAATTTAAATGAAGAAAGATTAATTGACGAAATCAAAAACCTAGAACCTACCATTGCTAATGCAAACAAGTTCTTAGATCATCCTTTGGTTAAACAAAAGTTTGATGAAAATGCTAAATTTTTTAATGACACATCTGTTAGAGCAAATTTTGGTACACCAGAATATTTTAAGACTAGAGACTTTGGTAACTTAGGAGTTGGTTTAGATGAGTTTATAAAAAGAGTTTATGGTACAGGTGCTGCTAAAAAAGAAAGACAACTGACTATTGTAATGGGACCTACTGCATCGGGTAAGTCTACATTTGTTACACAAGAAAAAGATAAGTTAGGAGCAATTGTTGCAGATAGCGATGATATAAAATCATTACTACCAGAATTTCAAAAAGGCGCTAATGCTAACGGTGTTCATGTAGAAAGTAGTATTATTAATTATCAAATTATGAAGATTGCATCTAAAAATGGTGATAATATTATTTATCCAACTACAGGTAGATTTTCAGAAAAATTACAAAAAGTTATTAGTAATGCAGAAAAAGAAGGTTACACAGTAAAAGTAAAACTTATAACAGCAGATGTACCAGAATTATTAATGAGGAACGTAACAAGAACATTTACAAGTAATAGACTTATTGATGGTAGAAAATTAATTACTGATGATGTTGTCAAAGGGATAGAAAACAACTATAATGCGCTTAATGAAAAATACAAAATCGGAAAAATCGACAACTCCAAAAGAAACTTCAGCGGAACTAGCATTAAAGATGGAGAACAACGAGCAGGAGTGGTTTATGAAGACAGCGGACTTGAACTTGGTGTCCGAGGGTACTCAGAAGACATTGTTGCAAAACTCAGTCCCGATGACAAAATCCCAGATCAAACAGTCTTAAATAAAGATACTGGCGAACTAGAAAACACTAACATTACAGTTAAAGAAATCTTGCAACGTGAACAACAAGATGACACGTTCTTACAACGATTAAAGGATTGCACATAATGAGTTACAAACAATGTTTATCAAATGGTTTAAATGAAGGTTTAGTTACTAAAGAACAATACGATGAACAATTAGAGTTCATTGGTATGCAAGAAAGATTTTATAAAGGTCAAGGTATTAATCCTACTGAAGCAAGTATTAAAGCTGCTAAAGATGCTTATGATAATTTTAAAGGTCAAGCATTACTTAAAAAAAGACGTAACCGTTTACAAATGCAAAGACAGGTGGAGATTAGACGTAAACTTACGGAATACAGAAATGCTAAAGGAGAGCCAGATATTAATAAAGCAGCAATCGCTATTTATGCTAGAGATGATATGGCAAACTTTCAATCTTTAGAAAGTGCTATACAAGAAGAAACTGCAATTGTTCAAAGATACTTAGATGAAGTATTAGCAGAGCTTAGAGAAAAACCTTTAGAAAAAGTTGGTTTATTGTTTGGTAAAAAAAATCAAAAAAAACAAACTACAGAAACTAATTTATTAAAAGCTTTATTTAATGAAGATACAAACGATACTGTCGCGATTGAAATGGCTAAGGCTTATAGAAAAGCAAATGATCTAGTAGTTGCTAGACATAATAAATATGGTGGTAACATTGTTGTTAGAGCTGATTACCATTTACCTCAACCGCATGATTGGGTTACTATTAGTAAAGCAGGTAAAGATGCTTGGACAGATTTTATTTTTCCATTACTTAATCGTTCACAAATGATTGACCATACTACTAGCAAAGTATTTGCAAGTGATGAAAGTTTAAGATTAGCTTTAGCGGATGTTTGGGAAACGATTACTCAAGGTGGTTTAAATAAAACTGGAAACATTTTACAAAAAGGGAAACTTTACAACAAACGAATAGATCATAGATTTTTAGTATTTAAAGACTCCGATGCTTGGAAAACTTATCAACAAAAATTTGGAATTAAAGAAGGTGGTTTACTTGGTTTAGTAATGAAACATATTGATAGTGTATCAAGAGATACTGCTATGATGAGAATTTTAGGACCAGACCCAGACAAAACTTACATTGAATTAAAAAATACAGTTTTAGCAGCAGGAAGAAAAGCAACAGGTGATGAGCCTTTAAAACCTTCTATATTAAAAGCGACTAAAATGGACAAAGCAGAAGCTGCTGTAAAAGGTAGTTTATTTAAAGCTGGTTTTGAAAATTTACATTTATATTTTAAAAATCAACTTGGACAACCAGGCAGTCCCTTCTGGGCAAGAACTTTCTCAAATTTAAGACAGGTACTAACTTCATCTTATTTGGGTTCAGCTTCTATTGTTGCATTAACAGACTTTAACTGGCAAAGGGTTACTAATGGTTTTAATGGTTTACCTGCGTTCAAATCTGCTAGAAAAACTTTAGAATTATACAAAGAAGGATTAACCGCTAAAGACCCACAGATTGCAAAACTTGCAATACGAACTGGTTTGATTGCAGAAAACTGGGTTCCATATTCACAACAAGTCAATCGATTTATGTTAGAAGTTAATGGTTCAGAATTTACACAAAGATTAGCAGATGCCACACTTACTCTATCTGGACTACAAGGTCATACACAAGCTGGACGTTGGGGTTTTGGTATGGAGTTCCAGGGTTATCTTGCAGACAATATTGGTAAAACATTTAATGAATTAGATAAACCATTACAAAGATCGTTTAAAAGATATGGTATTACAGAAGATGATTGGAATGTTGCAAGAACTACTAAACTGTATGATGCAGGTGAAGATATACCTTCTTATCAAGGTAAAGAAGCAAAATTTTTTATACCCGATGAAATTAGAATAAGAACTGATATTGATGATTATACCAAAGAAGGAATTGCAGCTAAATTTTTTGATATGATTAAAACAGAAACTGAATTTGCGGTTCCATCTTTATCTGCAAAAGGACGTGTTGCTTTACTTCAAAATGCTAGACCTGGTACCTTTGCTGGAGAACTTATTTTATCTGCTGCTATGTTTAAACAATTTCCAATTACACTTATGTTTACTCACATTGCCAGAGGTATTTCACAACAAGGTTTAGGTAAATTTAGATATATGGGTGATATAATTTTAAGTGGAGCTTTATATGGTGCCTTTACTATGGAACTTAGAGAAATTACTAAAGGTAGAAATCCAACTCCTGTTGATTATGTAAAAGAAAATCCAGGCGAATATTTTTTAAGAGCTTTAGTTACAGGAGGTGGTTTAGGTTTATTTGGTGATTTCTTTATTAATGACACGAATAGATATGGTAAAACTATGGCAGAAACTTTACCAGGACCTGCAATGGGTTTCTTATCTGATTTATTAGGTATTCCTAAAAATGCTATATTCGATCATCTTAATGGTAGAGATACTAATGTAGTAGGTGATAGTTTAAATTTTTTAAAAAGAAACATGCCAGGTTCATCGGTATTCTATTTAAGGTTATTATGGGAAAGAGTTATTATGGAAACTATCCAAAGACAATTAGACCCAGATTTTGATAGTAGAAATAGCCGTATAATTAACAACTATATGAGAGATACCCAACAAGATTTTTGGTGGTCTCCTGGTGAAAGTAAACCAAGTGAATTACCAAAGAGAATATTTAATTAATAAAATGCTTGATAATATAAATATATTTTGGCATACAAAAAGCTATTATCAGCTAAAAAATAATATATAAGGATAGCATGACAATATCGACTACAATTGTAAAAAACAGTTATTCGGGTGATGGAACTACCACTACCTTTAGTTACACATTTAAAGTATTAGCTGAGTCTGACTTAACCGTTATTATTAGATCAGCTCTAGGAACTGAGACTACAAAAACTTTAACAACACATTATACTATTACAGGTGTAGGTTCTCCATCTGGAGGAAGCATCACATTTACTGCTGGCAATATTCCAAGTGCAACAGAAACAGTCGTGCTACTTAGAGATACCACACAAACACAAGCAATCGACTATATAGCGAACGACCCTTTTCCTGCAGAAACACATGAAGAAGGTTTAGATAGATCAGTTATTTTAGCTCAAGAATTACAAGAAGAAGTAGATAGATCAATTAAAATTTCTAGAACTAACACTATGACTAACACAGAATTTACTGTGGGACCAACTGATAGAGCTAATAAAGTTTTATCATTTGATAGTACAGGAGAGTTAAGTGTTGCTCAAGAGCTAGGAACCTTTAAAGGAAATTGGTCTGCTGGTGAAACATTTGCGGTTAGAGATATTGTTAAAGATACAACTAATAATAACATATACATTTGCCAGACAGCTCATACATCATCTGGTTCTTTACCATTAAGTTCTAATGCCGATATAGGAAAATGGTCTTTAATTGTAGATGCCGCTGCTGCTTCTACCTCTGCATCTAATGCTGCTGCTAGTGCAACAGCCGCTGCCGCATCCGAAACAGCTGCCGCTACATCCGAGACTAATTCTGCTACATCAGAGACAAATGCTGCAACATCTGCGACCAACGCAGCTACAAGCGAAACCAATGCAGCTAGCTCTGCTTCTGCAGCATCCACGTCTGCTAGCAATGCAGCCACTTCTGAAACTAATGCTGCAACATCAGAAACTAATGCCGCTTCATCAGCAACTGCTGCTGCAAGCTCTGCTACCTCGGCTGCTACTCAAGCATCCAATGCTGCAACTTCTGCAACCAATGCCGCAACGTCTGAGACCAATGCTGCATCAAGTGCCACAGCTGCTGCCAGTTCAGCATCTGCTGCATCGACTTCTGAGACTAATGCAGCTTCTTCTGCATCAACCGCTTCTACACAAGCTACCAATGCTGCTACATCAGCTACGGCAGCTCAAACAGCTCAAACTGCAGCAGAGACTGCATACGATAATTTTGATGATAGATATTTAGGACCCAAAGCATCAGACCCTACAACAGATAATGATGGGGATGCCTTAATTGACGGTGCCTTATATTTCAATACAACGGGTAATGTACTTAAATATTGGGATGGTTCTGCTTGGCAAAATGTTGAAGCTACAGATACATCATCTTTTGCAACTAATGGATTTGCTATTGCAATGGCAATCGCTTTATAATAAGGAGTAAACATGGCACAAAACTTTAGAAGATACACAAGCAACGATGTAGG